ATCCCTTTAGTTAATGCTCAAAGGGTACCATAAGCTTTATTGGTTAATCAGGCTCATATGTCTGACTATCTTCACAGTTCGATCTTTCCAGTATCCACCATAAGGAACACGCTGACTCAACATGCCGTACATATGATGCAATAGCATCCCATCATCTAGCAGAATACCGGCATGATTCGCGACCGGCGCGGAGACCTGCATTATCACCATATCGCCCGATTGAGGTGGGCCACTAAACTCACGAAAACCGCATTCATACCAATTATCAAGATAGAGATTTTCACGGCCTGACTCCCACCATGGATAATCAACGCGGTAATCATTAAGCACAATGCCATGCGTTTGCCGGAAGTAGCTCATAACCAGCCCCCAGCAGTCGGTATGTCCCAGCACAAACGCACGACCCACCAGCGGCAATTCCCCACGCGGCATCACGGTGCGTAAGTCCCCTTCAGGATAACTCACGATATGCCACGGTATTGCCATTGCATCACACTGCGCCTTATCCAGCTCACTTGGCTGCGTGGTGGCATCGGGGTGACTATGCACAATCCCCGTTACGGTTCCCCATTCTTCTGCTGCAATATAATCCTCTGGAGATAAATGAAACTGCTCCGTGGGATTTTCCGCGATATTACGGCAGGGAAAGTAGCGCTCCACGCGTGATTTCTGCGCCACCACGCCACAGCATTCAGCCGGATAAACCTCTGCGGCATGGGCCACGATAGCCTGTATCGTTTTCTCTCTCATGCTATTGCCTTATCAGTGCTGCACCCGGAAAACCGCCAAACGGCACCGGATTATTTTCACCAAAGCGCTTTTGACAATCGCTGAGTAACCCACCGCATTTATCCTGACTCGGATCATCAACCGGCTGCCCATTCTCATCGAAGTAGCGCGTCCCCGCGTAATCACACCCTTTGCCCGTTCGGTACCAACCGCGTGAGCACCATGTACAGAGCGAGTGGATCTGGCGCGTCGGTATTTGCAGGCCACGTAAATCAGCGGGGCTCGCCAACTCAAACTCAACAGTTTCATCGTTTTCGAGTGACTTACGGTCGATATAGTAAACCTGCTTTTTTTCCTGCTCGGGATCGGCGGTAGGATTGCCTTCGGGGAAGTTCTTAGCATCGAGGTAGTGAACCATCGTGTCATGGATTGTCACTTTGGCCTGTGCCATATCATCAAAGCGCAGACATAACGCCGTGATAAGCCCGTCAATATTGGACACGCTCAGCGTCGGCTGTGCGGCCTGTCCATCCGTGGACATTTCCAGCCCCTCAACCTGCACCGCCCATGGGCCATACTCATTCCCCTGCCACCAGATAGATTTCGCGGGCAGCTTGTTTTCATCCCCACCGGCTGCGATAAGCTCCTTTTCTGAGTAGGGAAGCGTACAACTGTGAAACCGCAACACATCAGCACCAAAGGCCGAACCATCAACCTCAAACAGCCGGACTTTATCGCCCGGCTCTAATTTTTGAATATCTGCGTTAATCATGGATGAAATGCCTGTATGAAAGTAGCGGAAAGCGAGTAGTTCCCCCCACCCAGCGCGTTCGGCTTGTACTGCTCACAGCGGTAAAGCCCCAAGGGAGATAGCGGCGGTTTCCACTGGAAAGAGGTTCTACCGGCATGCCGATCGAGGAACGCCGCGATCGCTGCGATATAAGCCTCACTGCCCACAAAATTGAGATCCCAATTCTGGGCGCGAAAGTTAATTCCATCCCCCGCCACCTGCGCATACCCATCCCCGAACTGCGCTTTACGTATTCGGAAAGTTGCATCCGCTGCCGCGTTGGTGCGTGGACTCCACTGAAATGTTTCGATAGCCATCAGCGCCCCTTTATCGCTCGTTGAATAGTTCCACCTGGTCGCAGGTCCCGATCGCGCAATGTGCGGTATCGCTGATCGACATAACGACCAATATCGGCACCGAACTGCTCATAGCCCACAGAGGCTTGGGTCGCCGTATTTCCTGTGCCATCAATATGGATATGAACCTGTGGCGCGGCGCTCACAGTTTGCTGATTAGTTTCGACCGTACCGCGAACACCAAGAACACCATCAGCGCCACGCTTCAGCGGCATGATGGCTTCTTCCCCCGCTTCGCCCATAAGCCCCGCGCCTTTTGCGAAAGCAAACGTAGTGGGACGATCGACAATTTGCCCACTAAAGGCACTCAGCGACGGCGACGCATACACGCCCCCTTTGGCATTAGGAACATAGTTTTGCCAGCCAGTCCCCATGCCCATATCGCCAGTAGCACCACCAGAGCCGCTCGCCGCGCCACCGGCTGCTGCACCTGCAGCACTCATACCGATTCCAAACAGGGATGAAAGCAGACTGGACGCCGCCATGCGGGTCTGAATTTTGATAAGGTCCGCGATAACCGACGTGGCGAAGCTGCTGAAATTAAACTTCCCCGTCGTGGCAAAGGTCGCGACGCCATCAGCCATGGCATCAAAACTACTGACAGCCAAATCACGCATCTGCGCATACGCATTTTTGGAGGTTGTTACCCAATCGGATACCCCTTTGCGGAATCCCAACGAATAGCTGCCCTCCGCTTTAGCGCGTTCATCGGCACTGCTACGGACAATCTCGAGCTGCTTTTGCTGCTCACTGGCTAAAAATGCCGTTTGTTGGCGATAAAGTACGGAGTTTTTATCTGTCACCTCCTGCTCTAGCTGCACGCGGCGCTGGGTAAAATCCTCACGGATCTTTTGCTCCTCGAGCATCTGTTCATAGGCAGGCTGAGATAAACTCATTTCTGCCAATTTGTTGGATTGCTCAAGCTGGAGCGAAGCCGTTTGCTTAACGGCGTCCCGGGTTTGTCCCTGCAACTTCACGGCAAGTTGGCGCTGCTGGTTGGCTTTTTCCAGCGAGACGTTTTCTTGCAGTTGTGCGCTGAGTTGATCTTTCATCGCTAGCACACTTTTCTGGCCGGCGGTCAACTGCTTGCCTTGATAGCTTGCAATCTCTTGCTTAAAGGCCACAAGCTTGCGCTCAGAATCCGTGAGCTTGTCGGCTTCTGACTGCTGGCTGCGTAATACGGCAGCTTGTTCTTGGAGTTGCTGGAGGCGTTTTGCGCCCTCATTTTCCTGATAGGCTTTTGAAGACGTTGGCTTATCCGCAAACTGCTTGTTTAGCCCCTTTAAGGTCTGCGTATATTCCTCAGCCGAAATTTTCCCAGCTTTGTATCTTTTCTCGAGCGCATCCGTCAGTGTGGCTCTTTCTTTCGCCGGGTCTTTACCGGCAACATAGGCCGCATTAAGTTGGTTCTCCAGCCGAAGCGTCTCAAGCGCCTGCTGCTGTTTTTTCTTCTCTAACTTAAGTTGCTCATCAGCCTTTTTTTGCTGCTCTTTGACATTCTCCCCAACAACTTTCACCTGCTGGATCTGCGCTGCTGCAATACCCGCATCGCCCATGGCCACACTCACCATGCGCCAACTTAACCCCAATTCACGCACGGATTTTGACTGTTCATCTGTACGTTTTTTCTGCTCGTCTAGGTTACGCTGCGCCGCTGCTGCCGCTTCTTTTTGTGCCAGATCGCTCGCTGCGATATTCTGCCCACGTCGTTCTAGGCTTGCTATCTGCTGGATAATGGTGTCATTGAGCACGATGCCTTGATTCGTCAAAGACTCCATCGCTTTTAATGGGTCATCACGTAAGCTACCCAGCTGCGACACTAACTGATCAGCACTTCCGCCCACATCTTCAATTTGCTGAGCGAGAGAAGAAACCTCAGAGAGCAAATCCCCGGTAAACCCTGCGGATGCCGCTGCTGTTACGGCTTTGACTGCGCTTTCTGTTCCCCCTAAACTCGTGGATAGAATTCTCAGATCATTGGCCGTCATACCCGCAGCGTTACCGCTTTTCATCAATGCCGCATTGAATCCCTTCATTTCAGCTTCATTGCGCTGATACGCGGTATACAGAGCGGTGGCCGCTGACACTGCGACCATAATCCCCAGCCCAACAGGACCACCGAGCAAGCTCATTGCGCTGCGCATTAATCCGGTACTGACCGCTGCCGCACGCGCTGAGAATGAGACTTTCTGGTTAGCTGCACTTATCTGATTGAGCGAACTCAGAAGCTGCGTTTTCCCCGCGGACTCACTCATATCAGCGGCCAAGACCGCCTTGGACGCCGCCGCCATTTGTTGTTTGGCTTTGGTCTCAGCAAGATCGGCCTCTCTGACCTGCCGGTTTATTTTGACGTACTCATCCTGATAGCTAACAGCAAGGCCGTATTGCTGGTTAACCTGTGTCTGAGCGGCGTAAAACCGCGCTAACTCCTGTGCCTGCTCGCGGGATGCCTGCGCACTTTCGCGACTCCGTTTTGCCGTGGCCATCTGCGCTTGTGCTTGCGTTCGCGCCGCTTGTGCGTTTTCAATCTGCTTGCTGGCGGCCTCGGCGCTGGCCTGCGCAGATATCCGCGCCAGCTCTCGCTGAGAATCCCAGCTAACAGATAACTTATCGAACCCAGTGAGCGTGCGCTCAATGCTCGGGATCAACGCATTGGCGAGCGTACCTGCGGCAACATTGCTCCCCGATGCAAAACTGCTCACGATAGTACGGATCTGCTCAAATCCGCCGCCTGATTGACTGAGTGCATCAGACAACGAACGAATTTGAACGCCGGTATTACGCGCCTGCGCGCCGGTTTGTGCCAATGCCACGCTGGTTTTAGCCGACTCTTGCTGCGCCTTAGCGGTGAAACTTTTCGACGCGGTTTCTGCACTGCGGTATGCATCCACAATCTGCGACTTAAATCCTGCCGAGTTGAGGTGGAGCGCGACCGCTAAACTGGCAACATCACTCATAGGTTTAATTTCCTCATGACATCCGCACACTGCGCCTCAACATCACTTTTCAGTAACGCTGGTAAAGGGGGCTCGGTTTCGGTGTGTGGTTTTTTTGGCGGGGCAGGATCGTCAAGCGCAAAGAACGCACGCCAATGTTGCAAAATGCTGGCAGGCAACGCGGCAATTTTTCTCGGGTCTGGCTCCCCCCAACGATCGGCTAATGTGAATATCAGCCGCAGCAGAGGGGAGTCGGTTAGTTTTTTTGCGCTTCCTCCAGTGTGCCATAACTGTGGCGCTGGACTAATAGGCTGGCATCGAGCAGCGCGGTATTCGCGTGAGCACGCAGTAGCTCGTCGGCGGTCGGCAACTGTTCAGCAGGGATAGCGGCCCCTGTCTCATCAACAATGGCGCTTAACACTAACTCAGCACCGAGCAAGCTGGTTGCGTGCGCATCGTTTTTATCTTGTAGTGTCTTGAGTTTTGCCTCGTAGTCATAAAGCTCGCCCAATGTCAGTTGGCGAATAGAGACGTTTGCGCCAAACAGCTGGCAGGCAAGAATATTGGCTGAAGGGGTGAGCAACGCCGTTTTCAGGTTTTTCATAGTATGTCCTTGATATAAAAAACGGCCCGTAGGCCGCATAAGAGATTAAGAAATCGCGATAACCGCGTCCGAGCTGGTGACCGGCGCTAATGCCGCAGAGGAAATCACAACGTGATAGGTTCCTGCATCGCTCGCCGTGACGGACGCTTTGGTCAGCGTATTCGCGTTGGCACCCGGTACCGCTTTGCCGTCTTTAAACCACTGATAAGACAGCGGCGCCCCGTTGCTTGCCGAGGCGGTAACTGATAAATCCAACGCATCGCCTACCGCCAGTGTTGCGCCAGCAGGTTGAACCGATACGTTGATCACGGCTTTGGGACAACACCCCACTTCAGGTTGTTTTGTTTACCCTGTACGGTGATCTGGATAACCTCACTTGCCGGAGCGGTGATTTCATTCATCTGCCAACCGGATAACGCCAGCAGCATTGTGGCCGTTCGGCGGTTCGGTAACTCAATATAGAACTGCACCGTTTGGCGTGCTTCAGCGGCATTTAAGAAATCAGCAAAATCCTCGTTATCCGGATCGTCAACAAAGCCCAGCGATTTTTCAGGCCCCTCCGGTAAATCAGAAATAAACTGTTTGCTAGTATCAATCAGCGTGGTGCAATCCACAAAGCTACCCGTCTGCCCCGTTGCCCCCAACGCCTTACAGTTAATCAGCGGTTTTAACGCGGCAACCTCAGCGCCTACCGCGCCCCATTTCACCACGGTACCCGCAGGCAGCATGGCGTATTCTGGCGAAGTTTTTTTATCATCAGCCATCGTTTTCTCTCTTCATTTGGTTGGCATAGCGAGTGCTATTGGTTTTGTTCAATACCGGCGCGTAACTCGACGGCGAGAACGCGAAGAATGCGGGATTTGTTGTAATCCATGGCAGGACGGATAAACGGCGCTGCCACCTGTTTGATGGTGCCGAACTCTTGCGCCAGCGCTTTCATATGGTGCTTTTTACTGGGGCCTACTCTCAGCGTAATCACCGTAAGGTACTTATCATTATTCATGAGGCTGGTACTGCGGATTTTGATGGTATCGCGCATGTGCTCACCGGCGTTGGCGTCGTCGAATCCAGCGTGCGCTTTCATATCTTCCAATACCGGAGCCAATGCTTCGCGCCCCGCGTTACGCATTACTTTTACGGCCTTATCCCCCATGGCCAATAATTGCCGCTCAAGCTCCTGCAGTCCTTTCACCTCGATAGTGATCATGGGGAAACCTCAACATACGTAATGAAATACTCCCGTAAGAGATCATAGAGTTGCTGGTTACTGGTTTGTGGGGTCGGTGTTTCTCGTAAGTTTCCGCGCTCGACATACTGAACGGGAAAATCGGCAATAAAGCCGTGGCGTATCGCCTGCCACTTTCCCCAAATCAGCCGATCTAACATTTTCAATCGCGTGTAATCATTAAGAATAATGATGCGCATCTGAAAACGCGCACGCACAACCGAAGTCCGCACAAGCCCTATTTCAAGTGGTGGATCGGACACGCATTGGTAGGTGATCCCCTCCACCACATCTGCTGGCAGTAATAAGGGATAAACCGGCAGACCGGTGAGCGCTTCCAGTTCTGTTTTAATGGCCTGTTCTATCATGACGAATATCCGCCTCCGCCGTAATGATGAGCCGATCGGCATGGGTACGATCGGTTGAGCGCACCGTGAAGAACTGTTGCCCAAAAACAACCTGCCAGTCCTGCGCAACATCCTCGCGCGGTCGCAGCGTAAATTGGTAGGTCTGGACAACCTGCTG